GGATCTAGATTGTCCTGCCCGTTGGTACACAATTCAGAGTCCAGAAGAATTTGTCACAGAAGATAAAGTTAGATATATAAATAGGTACAGAGGAACAGATCCTTTTCTTAAAGAAATTTATGAGAAGAGAGAAAATGGCAATACTGATAGAATAATGATTTCTGACTAGCAGAAGCAAATACGAGCTGATAAAGATTATTATTGGTAGAGTTGATTAAACTGACATTCAAGTGATACAGACCTGTGGCTGGTGAATCAGTAATTAGCTTAAGAGTCGTTGACAATGCGTCAGCAGCTTTAAGAAAAGTAGACCGCCAAGCGGGGAAATTAGCTGGCACTGTAAATAAATCAAATGGCAAATTAAAAGATCAAAGTAGAGGTTTGAAAGGTGCTGCCGCTGGTTGGTTAGGAGTAGGAACTAGCGCAAGAGCAGCAACACCTGGAATCGTTGGGGCAGGTGCAGCATTACAAACAGCTCTTGGCCCTATTGCCTTGTTTACTTCAGCAATGGCATTAGCCGCTGGAGCGTTGAAAGTAATTGCCGATCAAGATAAAGCAAACGCAGCACTGAGAACTTTGGGCGTAAATGCAGAAGAATTGGCTCCTAAATTGCATAAAGTTTCTCAGGAGTTAAAACATCAATTCAGCCAAACTGAATTAACAGCCGCAGCCTATGATGTTGCATCTGCTGGATTTACTAATGCTGCTGACGCTGCAATGGTATTGAAAGCATCAGCACAAGCAGCAGCAGGTGGAATGGCAGACCTGAATACGACAGGTGATGCCGTAACAACAATATTAAATGCTTGGAAATTAGAAGCCAAAGATGCAACTCAAGTAGCTGACATGATGCAGCAAACGGTTGCAGATGGAAAAATCAAGATAGAACAATATGCTAAAAATATTGGTAAGGTCGCAACCACCGCAGCCCAACTAAAAATTCCACTGAAGCAAGTCAATGCTGCTATTTCATTGTCAACTGTCGCTGGTGTTAATGCAGAAAGAGCCTTAACAGGTATCAATGCAGCTTTGGCAAAAATAGCGAAAGGTGATGCAGGGAAGGCATTAGGGATTGAATTAAATGCAGCGACATTAGAATCAGAAGGTCTTTATAAAACATTAAAGAAAATTGCAGAAGCTCCACTTGGGGATCAGATCAAAGCTTTAGGTATAGAAGGTCATGCAGCAATGGGGCCAGTCTTAGCAGATCTAGATAAATATGAAAAATTCTTAAAAAATCAAGAAAACGCTACAGGTGCGGCAGGTGAAGCCTTAAACAAACAAGCCGATACTATCGGTGGTGCTTGGACAGAAATGAGTACAGTAATTAGCAATTTATTCTCGTCTCAATCAGAACTCGGCAAGTCAGTAAAATATTTGATTCAAGTTGTAACCGCAGGAATAAAACTTATTGCTTGGATGTTGAAACCTGTCTTTAAAATGATTAATGATATTAGTTGGCTAGTTGATAAGACAATTAAAGGAATCCAATGGTTATGGGAACATTCAGGTGGATTGTTAATGAAGAAAGTGAATCCAGGGGCAGAAGAGGGCAAAGAAGGAGATAAAAAAGGTGAAGAATCTAACAAGAAAAACGAGGATTCCCTAAGAAGACAAAAAGAATTAGTTAAACATTTAGAAGAAGGATATAAAAACATTGCAGTAACAATCAGTCAATCAATGGCAGGGGCTTTAAAAGGATTAATAAAAGGTACACAAACGCTAGGAGAAGCTCTTTCTAATATCGCTAATAAAATTACAGACATGCTTTTAGATCTAGCGATCAGCTCTATGTTTAAAAGTTTTGGATTACCAGGCTTTGCTGCTGGAGGAAGACCTCCCGTTGGAGAACCAGCCGTTGTTGGAGAACGAGGGCCAGAAGTTTTTGTTCCTAGACAAGCAGGAACGATAGTGCCTAACCATGAATTAGGTGGTGGTGGCAGTTCAACTAATATTAGTATCAGTGTCGATGCTTCTGGTTCTTCTGTAGAAGGAGATGCCGAAAGGAGTAGACAATTAGGAGAACTAATCGGTGCAGCAGTTCAAACCGAAATAATCAAACAACAACGTCCTGGTGGAACTCTTTACGCTTAATTATGGCTAACTTCCCTTCAATAACTCCAACATACGGAGCAGCTAAAACAAGTACACCCAACTTAAGGCAGGTTCAATTTGGAGATGGTTATACTCAAGTTTTAAGATTTGGATTAAATCAAAATCCAAAACAATGGATCTTAAGATGGGAAGTTTCTGAAACAGATGCCGATACGATAGAAACGTTTTTAGATGCCAGAGCTGATGATGGAGCAACTTTTAGTTGGACACCTCCAGCGTCTTCTACTTCTTATAAATGGCGTTGTTTTGCTTGGAGTAAATCAATCCCTTTTACCAATAGAGCTACAGTCAAAGCAACCTTTATCCAATATTTTGAACCATAAATGGCAGTAGCAGCTTGGTCACAAAACACCGCATATAGTCTTAATGCAATAAGAAGATCGTCTGCAATTCCTGTGGACGGTTTATTTTTTAAAGTTACAACGGCTGGAACAAGTGCGGCAACTGAACCTGTATGGGCAAGAAGTATAGGTGAAACAACCTCAGATGGCAGTGTCGTCTGGACTGCGATCAGTAGTGTTTATGAAGATGTTTCGACATTAGCCCCGAATACGATCATCGAATTATTTGAGATGCAATTAAGCAATGATTTGCATGGAAGTACAGACACATATAGGTGGCATAATGGCTGTAATGCCAACGTGTCTGGAAATATAACGTTTGCATCTCAAGCTTATACAAGACAACCAATAGAAGCCAATGGATTCACTTATTCAACAAGGGGAACTCTACCTAGACCAACTTTAACAATCGCAAATACTGGAGGAGTGATGACAACATTATTGCTCTTAGTGAACGATGTAACTGTAGGAAATGATCTTGGTGGAGCAACAGTTAGACGAATAAGAACATTAAAGAAGTTTCTAGATGGAGAGTCTGCTGCCGATCCAAACGCACGTTTTCCTACAGAGATTTGGTACGTTGATAGGAAAGCTTCTGAAAATAGAAACGCTGTTGTTTTTGAACTTGCTAGTGAGTTTGATCTACCAAACACAAGTGTTCCAAGAAGACAATTAATAGGAAATATTTGCCAATGGGCTTATCGTTCAACCGAATGTTCTTATTCTGGTAGTAATTATTGGAAGGCTGATGATTCTGTTGCGACTTCTCTAGCTCAAGATAAATGTGGCAAGCGTGTAAGTTCTTGTAAATTAAGGTTCGGAGCTAATGGTGAATTGCCGTTTGGCTCTTTCCCTACAGCAGGAAGAACACAATGAAATTATCGGAAGCGATCCAAGAGAAAGCTCTCGTACATGCAAAAAAAGATTTTCCTAGAGAAAGTGTTGGTTTAATTCATATTGTTAAAGGTAGAGAAAGGTATTTCCCTTGTGAAAATATTGCTGATGAGCAGGATTTACATTTTGTTTTGAATCCAGATGATTACATTAAAGCAGAAGAAAAAGGGCAGATTATCGGAGTCATTCACAGCCATCCAGTAACAAACCATGCTCCTAGTCCTGCTGATTTAGTTGCATGTGAAAAATCTGGATTACCTTGGCACGTTATCAATCCACAAACAGAACTATGGGGATATTGTGAACCTTCTGGCTATGAATTACCTTATGTTGGTAGGCAGTTTTTTCATGGAATTATTGATTGTTATAGTCTTATTAGAGATTTTTATAAACGTGAATTTAAGATAGAACTGACAGACTATCAAAGAAAGAATCAGTGGTGGTATAAAGGAGAAAATATGTATTTGGACTATTTTCAAGCTGAAGGTTTCAAAGAAATACCTTTGGAAGAAATTGAATACGGATCAGTAATTCTGATGCACTTAGAAGCGGAAGTACCTAATCACGGAGGTATCTATATCGGAGATGGCATGATTTTGCATCATGTTCAGGATAGACTGAGTTCACGTGATCTTTATGGTGGCTTTTACCAAAAAAGTACCGCTAAAATCCTAAAGCATGAAAGTCGTTAAGGTTTACGGAGCATTAAAAGAACGACTCGGTCAAAGTCGTTTTGAATTTGATGTAGCAACACCTGCTGAAGCAATAAGAGCTTTATGTGCAAACTTTCCTGGCTTGCAAAAGTGGATTATTGATAGTGAACAAGATGGAATAGGTTATAAGGTAAAGGTAGGAAAAGAATCTATCGAAGAAGAGAATTTAGAGGAACTTCATTATCCTTGGAGTGAGAGAGATGTATTTAGTATCACACCTGTATTAACTGGTGCTGGTAGAGGGTTTGGAAAATTCTTAGTAGGTGCTTTATTAATTGGTGCAGCAGTAATGTTTGGCCCAGCAGGTGCTTGGGCTGGTAGTTCTTTTACTATTGGAGCAGCAGCAGCCAAGACCATGACTTATGTAGGTGTTTCGTTAGCGTTGCAAGGTGTTTCGGAAATGTTATCTCCTCTTCCTGTAAAACCAGAAGAGCCTGAACAATTGCAAAGCACTAGCTTCAGTGGAGTTGTCAATACATCGAAAGTAGGAAGTCCAGTACCAATTGCCTACGGAAGGCTTTTTGTCGGAAGTTCAGTCATATCAAGTGGTCTTGACGTTGATCAATTAGTCTAATGCAATACATACGAGGTGCTGGTGGTGGTGATAAAGGAGGTGGTAACGAGCCACCTGTAGAAGCCCCTGATTCGCTCCAATCGGTTCAATATGCAAGTGTTTTAGATCTCATTTCAGAAGGAGAAATACAAGGTCTAGATGATGGGCACAAATCAATATATCTTGATGGAACGCCTGTCCTTGATTCAGGTGGAAACACAAACTTTTCTGGTTATACAGTAATAACAAGACAAGGAACTCAAGGTCAGGTTTCTATCGCTGCCTTAGACGGTTCGGAATCAGAAGTAGCTGTAGGAGCGCAGATTGTTAACGCAACTCCAGTTGTTAGACAAATAACAAACTCTAATACAAATAGAGTAAGAGTTACTTTAAGGATTCCTTCTTTCCGTCAAATTGAAGATGATGGAGACATCATCGGTCAAGAAGTAACTATTAAAATAGAAGTTCAATACAATGGTGGTGGTTATAACTTAATCAAGCAAGATACGATAAAAGGAAAATCTAGCAACGTTTATTTACGTGATTATTTGTTTAGTTTAAGTGGTGCTTTCCCTGTTGATATCAAGCTTACTAGAGTTAGTGGTGATGACGCTGGATCTAAGGAAGAAAGTCAAACATGGTGGGCAAGTTATACCGAAATCGTCGATGAGAAGTTAAGCTATCCCAATAGTGCCTTAATGTATTTAAGATTTGACTCAAGGCAATTCAATAATATTCCTGCTCGTAAATATTTAATTAGAGGGATAAAAATAAGACTTCCCTCTAACGCTTCTGTTGACACAACAACTCACATAGGCCGTGTTACATATAGCGGTCTTTGGAATGGTGCATTTGGTGCAGCTACTTGGTGTAATGATCCTGCTTGGTGTTTATATGATTTATTAACTTCGAGTCGTTATGGCCCTGGTATTCCTGAAAGCACTCTTGATAAGTGGGATTTCTACGCCATTTCTCAATACTGTAATGAGCTGGTTTCAGATGGAAAAGGGGGGCAAGAACCAAGATTTTCTTGTAATTTATTAATTAATAATAGGAAAGATGTTTATAGAGTAATTATGGAAATGACCTCTTTATTTAGAGGCATGAGTTATTACGGTGCTGGTACTTTGGCAGTAATGCAAGACAAACCTGTTGACTCTCAGTATTTACTAGGCCCGTCAAATGTTGTCAATGGAGACTTTGAATATACGGGCGTATCTCAAAAAGCTAGGCACACAACAGTATCAGTCTCATATCAGACTTATGAAGGTTTAGGCGATGTCATGGTTGAGCATGTAGAAGATGCTGATGCAATAGCAAAGTACGGAATTATCAATAAAACTGTCAGAGCACTTGGCTGTTATTCACAAGGTCAAGCTCATCGGATGGGTTTATGGACTCTTAAATCTGAACAGTTATTAACTCAAACATGTACTTTTTCTGTTGGTCTAGATAGTGGAATTGTTCTAAGACCAGGAATGGTT